TGCTTTATTGCTATCTCTAAGGGTGATGGTCAACTCTGGCAGAGTATCCCCAGCAACCAAGTTAATTGTGTCCGAGTAAGCCATAGTTATTCCTCTGCACCATTATATTACCAGAGCTAATATTGATTAGTAAGCCCAAATCACCGGCTCCTGGGTCCGAATGTCCACATGTACGAAGGTTTTGGCCACGCCGATACCACCAAAACCAAGCTCCAAGGCGTGCTTAATAATTGCCCGTCTCTGCGAGCCTGTAGAAACGGCGATGTCTGCAGCAATTCCTTGGGCGTGAGTACCGGGCGCTTGCTTAGCAGCCTCGATGCTGTGTCTTTCGGACCGATATCCAGAGGTAATTTTGAAAGCGAAACCGCATTTTTCGCGCAGCTCGTCAAGGCTATGTATGAACTCAGGCAGCATCTCGTTCTCGCCTGTTTCTTGGCAATCGAACTCTGAAATATCGAAGTACTTGTACATCAGTCACCCTTTAAAAACGATCAACGCTTACTTTTCGCGTTGTATACCTTTAGCTTTTTCGAAAGTTCTCAGTCCACCGAGCCCGAGCATCCCCAAAAGCACTGTCATAAGACTTTGCATATCGAAAGTTGGCAGTGTCGGCAGTTCAGTACCTAAGTACGCGGTGACGAACAGCGTCACTGGTAAGCCAAGAAAGTGCCAAAACAACGCCAAACCACACGTCCAACCAACAAACGGACGCCAACCCGCTACAAACATCGACTTGTGAGCTGCTTCCGCCTTATTGACCTCCAGCTGCCCTTTCGCCAACTCCTGTGCATGACGCTCAGACATGGTAGCGATCTCATGAGCTAGCCGATCGCGCTCCCCAGCGTCTGGGATGAACTTGTCGAGCAGGCTAGTAACAGGCCCTATTAATGCTTCTAACACCCTTGTCTCCTAAAGCTGGCTGTATATCGGAATCAAGCGATTACCTAACGTGCGATCGACGCGCCAGCCATTCTGGAATACCTCTTCAATCGTCTCGGCGGTAGGCCCGAGCAAGCTAAAGATCGCTGAGCCACCCCACTCCGAGTTTTGGTGCGCCATCTGAGCCATGCTCAGCGGACCCAGGAACCCTGACTTCTCGATAATCTCAAACCAGTAGTCGTCCCAGTCCATCTTGTCTGACCGGAAGTACTTCTGATCCGGCTCTTTGCCGGGGATGAGCCACGCCAGTCCGTTCTTGGCGTGCTCACGCAGCTCCATACCCAACATTGCGAGCGGCATAGTGGCAACCGCGGTGAGCAAAAGTATTAAAGCAACAGCAGTAAGCTGTGCTTGACCAGTTGTTGTCTCTGTACGCGCCTCTGCCTCGCGCAGTACCCCGCCCATGATGGTCTTGTAGTAGCTATAGAAGTAACCCTTCAACTGCCAAACCAGTGCCCATCGAGGATCTGAGGCCCAGACAGGTCGCTCTGCTGCGTTGGGGCGCATGATAGATGACTCCACAAAGCGAGCTAATGCGTCGCGCACCTTTACGCCTTCAGGGGTATCGAAACTCCTGTTTTCGTTCCACGCTAAGATTTCTTCTGCAGTAACGCCAAGCTCTTCGAGGTATCGCGTTGAGTTGGGGTTGTTGAATTCGTTACGGGCATGGTTCAGTAGGAACTGCACACCCATGTTAGATGCGAACTCACGGCTGAACTTGGTAAAGAAGTCGAGGCCAATCAGCCAGAACCAGCCGTCTGACAGTTTCCGCACAAATGGGTCCATATAATCTTGCTCGGCTTGCGTAACCCATGCGTTAGCAACGGTCTCGCTAGTAACAACACCAATGTCCCTGGCTAGTTGCTGTGCTTCTTGACGGTTCTTGACGGTAGCAGCAATCTGCTTAAAGCCCGTCCACAGCCCACTAAAGTCCTTGTGATTAATAATTGGACCCGCCAGATCAGGCAGCGAAGCAATAGTGGCAAACGGCAGGATCGTTACAAACTGCAGGAACTGACCCCAGCTGTTGAGCTTACGCATCCACGGAGCGATAGGCTCTTTTTGATAGCCAAGGTACGAAGCAATTACGTCTTCGGCTGTCTTGCGGTCTTCGTCTGACAAGTCTGCCAGTCTTTCTCGCAACGCCTCTGGCCCGCCGGTAGCCTTGTTGAACTCGACGCGCTTGACTACGTGACGCATGTAGTCGATAAACGCTGCGTCTGGAGAGTTAGCAAAGTCGCCCAACAGCTCCCTGTCAATATTAGCGGTCAGCCTAATAGTTTGCTCTACCGCTGCCGCCGGATTTGTAGGGTCGATGGCGGTCTCTTCTTCAATTGACTGGCCGAGCTTCACAAGGCGGTCAATTGCCGCGTCGATAGTCTTTGGGTCAAGGTTTGGGTCGTTATCAAGCAACAGTTGCTTAAATTCAGCGCGACGTTCTGTAATCTCAAACAGGTTCAGTGAGATGGGGAAGTAGTCTGGTCGCTTACCAATACCCGTATTGCTTGGCTCAATGTACTCGTCGTAGAACGCTTCTAAGTAATCACGTATCTGCTTCGCTACTCCGGTCAACTGTGCAGTGGGGGTAGAGCTAAACGCTTCTTGGAAACCCGCTTGTACTTCAGGCGAACTCATGTCGCCAATCTCACGCTCAAACCGATTTTTCCAACGGCCAATAGTCGTGTTAGTAGCGCGAAGGAAACCAAGCTTGCCACGACCTGCCAAATCCTGTGCTCGGACGTAGAACATGTCTGCAATCTCGTCCCCCGCTACTCTGCGAAGGATGTTGTCTGCAGGAAGCAATAAGCTGCGGATTGCGCCAGCGAGGTTGCTCTTAGTGGCCTTCTCGTAAGCCCGCGCAGTAGAACGAGCCCCAGGTGTGTTTTGCACCTGCTCGACTATATCGGGGATCATGGTCTGCTGCGTTGTCTGCGTGTTCGCCTCGGCGCTATGACGTGCAGCCGCGTCCAGCGTACCTTCTATGTACTGCTCAAACGTCTCGTTGACCATGTCGTAGTTAGCAAAGCGGCGCTTAAAGTTGACTCGCGTGATGCTGTTAAACATATCTTTGAGGCGTCTTGCCAACTTCTTAAAGTGACGCTCTGGTAGGTTACGAGCCTGCCGGTTGATGTACTGCTTGCTGGCCCAGCGAGCAACTTGATCGGCGTACCACTCCTCGAAGCCATTCTCAAACCGCTCGTAAGAGTCATACTTTTTGTTTGCCTTGTATGCCGCTTCTAACCGGGCTCGCAAAGCTGGGTTAGCCATGGCCTTAGTCTGCTCCTGGCGGAACAAGGCGTGTCCAAGTTCGTGAGCTAGAACCAATGCGTCCTGCATTGAGTTGCCGGTCTCTTTAACAACGATGGTGTTTGTCTGACGGTCGTAGTACCCAAAAGCTGTCGACCGCTCAGTTAGTAGGCGACGCATGTTGAGGATTGCAGCAGCAACTGGAGGCGCGTACCGACTCCGTACTTCGGCATCTGACATGCTCTGCAACATAGAAAAGCTGACAATCAAGGGCCGCTCATCCAGGTTAAGACGGGACTGCAGCTCGTCGTGTACGCCCTTAACGATCGGGTCACTTTCCCAAGTAGCCGTTGGACGAGAGACGCGTGTGGGTTCAAACTCAGGCCCCTCCTGTTCAGGAGCGCGTTCGTCAGCACGGGTCGGTATCGGCTGATTGACGCGAGCGCCGGTAGTAGGGGCCGGACCTGTGCGTCGATCTGGGTTGCCGCCAAACACCTCGTCACGGGTAGGCTCCTCGAGAGAGACCTCGCTCGTCTCCATTTCGGTGCTAGCGGCCCGCTGTGCTACGTCGTTGGGGTCTTCTTCAGGCGTGTTACGGGCGTCTAGCTCGGGGTCAAAGTCACGGCGCTCGTCTATGGGACCAACTTCGCTGACAGTCTCCCTAACCTCAGACGCAAGCTCGGCACCACGCGGGGTGCGATTCATCAAGAAGTTAATATCCTGCGGCTTACCGCCTACTACCGCAGCCGTAACGGGCTGTCCGGTGAACTGGCCGTTTGCGCCGTAGTTAGCCTGGTTCAGCAGGCTTACCCCGTTAGCGTCTCGTAGGTCGTAGCCTTCGATAGCCAGATCCGCAAACATTTCCGACATCCCAGCACGCTGCGCGTTGAGGTTTCCGCCTGCGCCTGTGAACTGCGTACCCTCTCGCCCCTCTACAAGCAAACGCCCCGCGTTCACCAAAGAGACAAGACTGACCTCTGCCGTAGTACCGTCTGGTCTTACAAGCACAGCGTTACGGAACTGTTGTGGCGCTCCCTGCGCGTAGCCAACTTGACGCTCTAGAAACTGCTGCAAAGGAAGGCGTTCGATCTTCCCATCGCGCTCAAAACGATACAGCTTGTCAAAATCCTGTCGGACAACTTCAAACTTACCGTCGCGCTCAACAACAGACACAATCGAACTTGGATTAGCTTTCTGCTCAGCAACAGCAGTCTCGAGCAGCTTCTGGGAAAACTGTCCTACGCGAGAGTCGTTGCCAAACTCCGTTACAAAGGAATCTCTCGCTGCCTGCTCGCCGGGAAATAAATCGCCCTCTTTACGTGGCGCATAACTGGCGATGGTGGTTTGTTCTGCGTCTACGACCTGATCGGGCTCACCACCAAAGGCTTCGCGCACGTCATCAGGGATATCCATAGAGCGGACACCCTCTTCTTCCAGCTTTCTCTTGCGTGCTTCAAGAGCTTGATCTGCAGATACCACGCGGTATTGGAAGATGGGAGATAGTTTTTCGGCGTTGGCTTTTGCTGCTTCGAGGTTCGCTGCGGTAGTCAGCTCTGCTGACACCACGTTGCCCTTGTAATCTAGGGCTTCCACGACCAGATCAGCGCCATCTACTTTCGGGGATGTGTAACCTAATGCTTCGGCCAACGACTCCTCATTAGCACCCGACTTAACTACCTCATCGGCAAGCTTTTCATCCTTTGTGACGATGGTTCCGCGGCCCGGGATGTATCGGGCATGGAATACTTTGCCATCTTCTTCGAAGCGACCGTCTTGGGGGAACCGCTCTCTGCCCTGCTCTCCCGCAATCCATACGGCCTGCTTGGTGCTGTTTGCGTCGTGAATAGCGGCTAGCTGAGCATCTAGGTCGACTTTTGGTTCAGGGGTGGTTACTCCCTCATCGGTTTCACCGAACTGTTCCGCATTGATCTCTGCATCAACACGCTGTCCCTGAGACTGCGCCAGCTTCTCTCTGGCTTTATCAATGATGCGCTTAGACTCGCCTGCTGCGGCACCCAGCGTACCTCCAGCAGCACCCGCAGCTTTACCGCCTAAGAAACCGGCGAACGCGGACTCTGCCAAGCGCAACGCAGCGTCCTCGCGGGTAAAGTCATCATCCAGGTCAAACCTGTTAGCTACGCTAATACCTTCTTGCACAAATTCAGTTGTGCCTTCGATTGCCCCACCCTTCAGAGCGGAGCCAGCGATGTCGCTAGCGAGGCGATTAAAGATGCCACCTTCCTTGGCAGCGCGTTTACCGGCCACGTTCCCGACCAGCTTGAGCAAAGCGACTTCGCCCAAAACTCCAACGGCAGCTTGTGGTGCGCCCACTACTGCTGCACGGAATGCCTGCATTGGATCTAGCTCCTTGCCGGAATCCAACGCTTCAGACAAGTTGCTGCCTGACAGGGGTACATACTCAGACGTAAAAGCACCGCCCAACGCGCCGCGCCGGAAGTACTTATACATTTCGTTTGCGAGCTCAGTCTCGTCAGGAGTAGCAACGCCCTTTGCTGTTTTTGACAATGCGTCACTAACAACTCGTTTTGCCGCGTTGCGGCCTGTTGCTGACAAAACACCTCGCCCAGCCACGGTAGCTAGACCGCCGATACCCGCGCCTGCGATGGTAGAGATTGCCGAGGGGGTGATCTGGCCTACAGCTTTGACTGATTGGGTAAGGAAGCCTTCGAATGTGGGCTGGTCCAGAAACTCCTCGAAGGACTGCAAGTCTTCCATCCGAGAGGCTATACGCTCTTCGGTTTCACGGGCTTCAAATATATTCCTGGCAGCGGCGTCGTCTGCCCCAACAAGCGTCTGAGCAAGCGCCTGAAAGTAATCTATATCAGTGCCTAGTCCTTCAGCACCACTTCGAACGGATCGAGCAAAAACCTCCGATAGAGGTATATCGCGTTCGATTTCCGCCACTGATTAGTCCTCACCGCCGCTTGTTCGATTAGAAACTGCTGCCAAAAGCAAAATGTCGTAAAGGGTTTTGTCTAAATCTAAAAGTACTTTGGCGGGTACAGATTCGTCCATTTCATCGCCATCCTGGTCTGTAAACCAGAAGCCCTTAATCTTCACCTCACCATCTTCATCGATTGTGAAGTCGCCTTTCACGCGATTGAGATCAAAGTCAGTCTTGGAGACATTCTCGCGATCAATATCATCGCGGAACAGGGAGTAGAACGACTCGGCCAGCCCGCCCTCCTCCTGCGCGGCGTAAGCGGCAAGAATTTCAGATACGACGGGGTTTAGTGCGTCTTTGTATGCTTTCTGCAACCATTTTGGCTTATTTCTATACTCATTTATAAAGGGTGCCGCCTGAGTATTTAGGAAGCGCATCGCTGCTTCAAAACTATCGCCCTCTTCCTCTTTTATCTTGCCCCACTCTTTGAGCATTTCCGAGCCAGCCGTTGCCGCCAGCTGCACTGCGTCTCGCCTATCGTTATAAACCGCTCGCTCAAACTCCGCAGCACGCAGGTTTGCGTTTTGCTGCTGTACGCCCAGCGTGGCAGCATCGGCGGCAGACATAGATGTTGTACCGGTCTCTAACACGTTAGACACCTGAGCTACCAGCATTCGCTGGGTTGCTTCGTCACCTTTGAAAGCTGAAATCATTGAGGCGACTGCAAGCGCCCGCTGCCGATCACTCTTCAGGTTTCTAAGATCAGAAACTGTCTCTACACCCGCTTGCTGCAGACTAACGGCAACCTGCTGTTGCTGAGCGGGAGTAACAGTAACCTCGCCAGATGCTACTTTTGCCGCAACCTCTGATACAGGTAGCCCTTCCGTCTGCTCTGCTACCTGGTTCATGGCCTCCTGATCTTCAGGGGTGTCCATGATGAATGTTGCGGGTTCGAGTTCGGCTATTTCGTCACGAAGCCTGTCCCTACGGGTCTGGGCGGCTCGCAACGCACGCCCACCGGTCCCCGACTCCTCAAGTCTTGTGACGCGTGCTTCAGCTTCTTCAAGCTCAGATTTCTTTTGCGGCAGCTCTTTTTGTTTGCGAGCTGCTAAGCCACGTTGTTCTGTTTCACCCATAATTTCCAACGGGCCTCTGACACCTCTTCGTGGAGCAGTGGGCTCTTCTTGTGGATCAGGGGTCTCTGGCACTGGGGTTTCAGCTGCAGCGGGCGGCGCACCGTCGTTGATTACTGTTTGTACAAACGCGACCTTCTCTTGCGGATCTTCGATGTTGGCTACGCCAGAGGCAACGCCTCTTTTGATAGCGACTTGCTGCTCGGGAGGAACGCCTTTCTCTTCCAAATCTTTTTCAAGCAGATCAAATTGTGCATTAAGGGCTTGCGTGACCGTATTTTGTTTCGCGATGTCAAACTCGGTCTGCCTAACAACGGAGCGGTTATAAGCAACATTTGCAACATCAAGAAAGTCATCAAGGCTCTTGAACGACGCTACTGGGGAATTTGGGTCCTTAGAGCCATCTGCCGTAATAACGCCGAATGTGCCATCTTCATTAGAAGTCTGAATCACCCACTCGTCATTAGGTCCCTTTACAAACCTTATGTCTTTTACAGACGGATCTATAAAACCAGAAGTACGGGCAATGTTTAACAACGCCTCCCTCGCCACAGGGTCATTGGCCTCTAATTTACCAACAGTCCTGTCACGGTCTATACGATCTAGGCCATCGTTTGTAATGCCTGCGTTTTTTGCCATACGGATATTTTGATTAGAGTTATCTTGTTCTAGCAGTACGGTCCGCTCTTGCACTGCGCGCGCCTCTTGCGCCTCTCGTATAGCAAGCTCTCGGTCTAGCCGCTCAGCCTCTTCCCTGGCTGCAAATGCTGACCCGGCTCCGGCTAAGCCAACACCAATCCCTGCTAATCCATCCAAAAGACTCATGACACTTCCTTATATAAACGCCGCGAGGATCGCCGCAGCGCCAAGACTACCGATCAGTCCGTAGGTCTGAGCTTTCTGTGCAGCTTTGGCTTGCTCATAAGCATTTTTGCGAGCAGTAGCATCTGCTGCAGCCGATCCCATTTGCTGCAAAGAGCTCCGATTGACGCCCTGCCCGATGTTGATCAGGTCTGCCAACAATGTCTGATTAGCGTCTCGCTGCGCTAAACGGGCATCGCCAAGTGCCTGAATACCCCCCAGGGTGTTGCTGCGGCCCAAACTGCGCTGCATCTCCTGCTGTTGAGCGGGAGTCAAAGCAGTGCCGTAGCGACTAATGTTTCGCTGCGCTATGTCGCGGGCCTGTTGCTGCGCGCCTGTAATGTCTTCCCGGGCCTGATCGATAATGCTGGTATCAGTCTGCGCCTGATTGATTAGCTCTTCTTCGAATCCGCCGTAGTTAGTGATGAAGTCCAAATACTGCTGGCGGGTAAGATCGGCAAACGCTTGGTCTGGGTCACTGACTGTCGGAATAGAGGCAGCGTTGTTCGGTGGCGTATAGTCTGTAGGGACGTTGGGGTAAGCGCCCATTCTCGCCATCCGACGATTAGGCACGTCTTGCTGAGCAACTTGTATATCAGGTTGCGGAACAGCTTGCTGCTGCATGCGCTGCACCATCATTTGCTGCTGCTGGACTGTCAGCTCTTTAGGAAGATCATAAATTGCCATTAGATGCCCCCCTGACTTGAAAGATTGTTGAAGAAGTCTTTCGAGAACCTGCCCATGCCAGAATTCGCCGCGTCTGGGTTTGCATCAAGGTACTTATTCAATCCGGCCCCAATTGCGGCTCCGGCCAACTGACCGCCTGCCTTGTACTTAGCAGCGGCTACCTGTTGATTCGCTCGGGCTTTTGTTAACGCCTCTGAAGTAGCAAGACGCGATGCCTGGGCAAGTCCGCTTTGTGCTTCTGCCGCTTGTCCGCGAGCAGTGCCGAGCACGCCGGTCTTCATCCGGTTCTCGATACCTTTAGCGGCTGCGGTTGCTTGGCCCAGCTGACCCTGGATAGCAGCAGCGCGATCACCAGCAGCTCCGACGCGCATCGTCTCCTGAAAACCACCGTCAGCCAGCGCCTGCTGGGTGTCTGCGTTAGCTCTGCCGCGCAACGTGGTTTTGTAGTCGTCGGTCATAGACTTGTCGCGCATCTGCTGGAGTAGTGGGTCGTACAGTTGCTTGAAGCGGTCGTATTCTGCTTTTGCTACGCCTGCGGAAACCTTCTCGGCTTCGGACTGTTTGGGTTTATCTGGGCTGCTGCTCATTGCCGCACGTCCTTCTTTAAAGAGATGAAGTCCAAATCCCAACCGACTTCTTTTTCAATGTATCCAGCTAGTTTGTGATTAAGAGTCCTTACCTCAACAAAACTAGCTCCAATATCGCGGGCCACTTTCTCGAAAAATGCGGTGTGCCTTACTGCCTCTGCCCCGCCCCGCCTTTTTGCCCACGCAAACCATAGAAACAACGACTTAGCACCGCTAAACATGGCCGTAGAGACGGTAGTCACCACAAACCCATCATCTGTAACCCAAAGATGTGCATCCTCTGCTTTACATGCCGCGTAAACATCTTCGGGAATGACCTCAAGGAACGAAGTGCTGTCAATAATTTCTTCCAGCGCGGGCCTAATCCAACCCCAATGTTCTTTAATGTCAGCCAGAACCGGGTCACTTAATCTCTCTTCCGTACCTATTTCGTTGGAACTTGTGTGAGCGGTAAACGCCTCCATAACTAACCTTCCTGGCTATTGGCATATCTGCATGACGCGCTCTGCGGTCTGCTTCTTGAATACTCTGCTGGAACAAGGTGCCGTACACCTGTGCAGCGCCGAAATCTGTCCACTCTTTACTGGGCAGACGTAAGAGACGGAACAACGCCCCCTGGATAATTGCTTCTCGGTAGTCCGTCATGACATCGTCGTCGCAAGACCTAGATGTGTATGTGGGCTTCAACTGCGCGCGCAGTATTACTGACGATGATTTCGTTTCGTTTGGAACTGGCACAAGCCAGAAAGTAGATTGATTAACTTTGACGAAGTAGTCGGGCTCGCCAGCGTTATCGGCATCACGCCACTTCGGTACACGCTGCTCTAACAGCCCGGTCGAAATTGGCTCTAGGTCATTCCCTTTATAGACCACCCACATGATCTTATGAACGACCGTCCCGCTCGGGGGCTCTAGGTCATACTCAAAGATATTAGCGACCGTAGTTACTGGATCTAACTCCTGCTGATACACGGGCGCTTTCTCGCACAGCTCGATAGCTGCTGCCCGAATGTTGCTTTCTATAAGGGTGTCAGGGCACCCCGGCACCATCGGTATGATCTCTGGTAAGAGCGCTTCGTATCTAATAGCCACCGGCTATTACCCCGCTACTGCTGTAGTTAAATTAGGGTTGGCTCTACTTTCGGTGTTTGGTGTGGTAATCAGATCTACCTGCCCTTTTCCAGTCAAAGACTGCAAGAACAACTGGTAGTGCCCGTTGGCACGCTGAGAGTTACCTGCGTACTCGGCGTCTTTCAGGTATGCCTGATACAGCACGTAGTTCATGACCGCGTTGGCGTAAATGTCAGGAATAGATAGGTTGTCGCTGGCCGTGACAGCTGCGGGGTTCGCAGAGTAGACAATCTCTATGTAGGAGTTACCACTTACGCCCGGGTATACGTAAAAATTGCGCGGATTCTGCTCATCGTAAATGTAGTGCTTGACCTCTGTGCCATGAGCCGCATCGCCTGAAACGGTCGGGTCATGCCAGTTAGGTACTTGGGCATCTAGGATCTCACGACTAACGAGACGGATGGATCGGCTACCCGTCCCTCCTGACGATGCTGACATGTTTCTAACTACTCGCAGCAAGCGGTTGCCAGCGCTAGGAATTTCCTGCTTGGTCCCATCAGACAACGTGACCGTCGCGTTTACGGCGCTTGCATCTGGCTTTAAAAGAGCGATTTCACGCTGTGCGTCGTTGACCCAAAAAACCAGCTCAGATTCTGGCCATCGAATGTTAGAGGTGTCCTGTAAGGTAGTCTCTACTCTGGTAAGGACGCTAGCTACCGTAACGCTCATTTAAACTCTCCTTTATGAGTTAAGGGCTTGCTGCCAAGCCTCTTCACGTTCATTCGTGGGCACTGTGCGTCCTGCGTACTTGTTCACAGCGGTAGCTTTTGGCGTTCCGTCTGCTTTGAAATCATCGGGATTAGCGGCGTTGATGATTTCATCCATAACCTCGACCAGCGGCTTCTGGTCTTCTGCGGGCGGCTCTGGCTCAACTTCTAGTGTCGGAGCATCCCCTACAATCTCTGCGCCCATGGTCAAAGCGATCTTTCCAATTTCATCGCCAACTTCTCGTGGCACACCGGCTTCAAACAGCACTACGGCCCCAGATAGCATGGCTACCCTCAGAGGCTCTTTGCTAACAATCTTCATGAGTTTTCCTTAGAAAAAAAGGCCCCCCGAAGGGGGCCATGGACCTTACTGAGCGGTATCGAGGCAGATGACTCCGAAGTCTTCTACGCCGCTGTTGATGTCAGCGTTGTACTTAGGCTTGCGAAGACCGAAGATCTTGCCTACCGAAATACCCAGCTGATTACCGTAGTCGAAGGTATCTTCTACGATCTCAGGCAGACCAATGTCAGCCATAGCCAGCGCCTGAGCACCTACAAACAGAGCTCGTGCACCGGTTACGTCTGCATCAGCACCCCACTTGTAGCCAGCAGCGCCAGCGTTAGAGGAAGTGCCAGTCGTGCCACCTTCAGTTGAGAAGACGTGACGGAACTCGTGAACCATTACGCCATCAACCATCAGGCTTGAGGAACCAGCAAACAACTCGTTGCTAGGACCACGGACGCCTGCGTTGCGGACGTTAGCCAGGAAGTCTGAGTCAAGCTTCAGATCAGCCATCTGCTGCGGGGTAACAAACAGGTGGAACACCTCTTGGTTTCCAGCAGCGCGCATGCCACGGATGTAGTTGTCTTTGGCGTATGCCTTCAGCTCTACAATGTGACGGTAAGCCAGCTTGTCGGTAGCTGTGACAGCAGTAGTGTCG